TTACTCCCCCGTCAGCAGCTCCGTGCAGTAGCTCGGGCCATTGGTGCCGGGGCGGTCGGCGATGATCTTGATGTCGCGGATCGTGTAGTCCTGCGAAACGGTGATCTGCGCCGAGCAGCTCACGCTGGCGTTGCGGCCGTTGGCGAGCTTGACGCGCTTGTAGCCGCCGCGCCAGCTGTAGATGGTGTTGGAGCCGCTTTCGACATCGCTGAGCGGCGGCGCATACTTCGCGAAGAACTCGCCGGCCGAACGGCCCACCCAGCGCGCCTCGATGGGGTTGCTGGCGGCCACGATGGGCCCTGTGCTGGTGCAGGCCGAAAGTGCGATGGCGAAGAATGCGGTCGATGCGATGATGCGGCGGTTCATGTCCCTAAAGCCCCTGTTGTCGCAAGCGCCGGAAGGCGCTCTATGTGCGATGCACCTAACAGATTTTTCGCCGGCTTCGCAGCGGATGCACGGGGCTTCTGCTGAAAATTTGCAAGCGCCGCTTTTTTGCCACGCTTCCCGCCGCTCCTTGCTTTCGAGGGGGTTCCGCCGCCGTCACAATCTCGTTGCAGAAAATTCGGAAACCCGCTTGTGGAACGCGGAAGGCTGGTCTATAGAGGCGCCGCTGGTCACGGAGTGTAGCGCAGTCTGGTAGCGCACCACGTTCGGGACGTGGGGGTCGCAAGTTCGAATCTTGCCACTCCGACCAGCTAGAAGCCTTGGCCTACAAGGGTTTTCATCCCGAGATGACTTCCTCCGCGAAAGCCCTTTTTAGATTTACGGACCGATTGCGGACCGTTTCAGTATCGGACGATTTACCGTCCGGGTTCAAAAGGCGTTCGCAGCCGCCTTCTGGAAGTCCGGACTAGCGTGTGCGTAGGTCCGCTCGAACTCCTCTACCGTCAACCCGAGGGACGACGCGGCCTGGTGGATATCGACGCCGGCCTGAGCCAGCCACGTTGCGCGGGTATGACGCAATACATGCGGCGTCACATCGTCGCCCAATCCTGCGGCGGCGCGAATGCCTCTGAAGGCCTTGTGTGGGCTTACGAACTTCTCGCCCTGATAGTGTGCCACATAACGGAGCCTCACCTCCTGGCCAGTCTCGTCGATGCTCGTATCGGCAGCTTTCCAGTACCGCAGGAACCTCATCAGCCGCGGCGGGATCTTCACAGGCGTGCGCCGCTTGTTGTGGGAAACGCGCTGCCCTTCGGCTTTCCGGTAAATCACCCCGCGTTCAAGGTCGACGTGTCCACCAGTGGTATTTGGTATCCACTGCAGATTGAGGATCGCCGACAGGCGCGTTCCTGTATAGAGACCGATCATAATGACGCGAATGAGGTGCTGGCTACGGAACCCGTTCCGTGCAGCTCTCAGAAGCTTTGCGACTTCCTGTCGAGTTAGCCAAGTTTGACGAGGATCGCCCTTCGCCGGAAGGGTTACCTTCGGCACCATGTCGAGGGTATGCTCGGCATGATAATAGTTGATGGCTGCCCGAAGCACTTCAAGGTCGCGCCTGGAGCCGCCTTCATTGCCACGGTCATCAGCGAAATCGCGGCAAGCCTGACCGCGCAGTTCAGCCACCGTCAGATCTCCGAAGAACTCGTTCAGGCGGTCGATCATTCCCTCGGTTTCTTTCGGTCGGGCCGTCTTTGGGGCTTTTTCCTCAAGGTAAACCAGAAGCACGTCGCCTATCGTGACTTCAGCGGAACGATTGCTGCGCTGGGGCCGATATTGGCTCGCGATGTACTCGGCGAGCTTTCCCTGCGCTGCCTCAACTTCGCTCTCAGGGCACTCTGTGCTGATGCGTTGGGAACCGTCTTTGATGACCCATGTTCCTGTGTCTGGTCGGAGCCAGAGCCTTGCGGGCCGGCGTTTTTGCGGCATTTCTCAATCATCCTCTTAATCCCGTTGCGGGTGACAAAGTCTTTGTTGGCAATCTGGATGATCTCCAGGTTGCCTTTTCCAGCTTCTGTCCTCAGGGATGATTTCGTCAAGCGCCCATGAAAGAACAGGCGAGCTGCATCCGCCAGAGGAATCGGATCATCGTCACCAATCTCAAACTCAACCATCGGCGACCTCCGGCTTTTTCGATGCGGGCGCGTGGGTGTCAGGATTTGTCATGCTACCTCCGGCCACTCGCGGATAAGGAGATCGGCAGGGATCGGCGCCTTGCGCGTCATCTGCTTCATGAAGAATGCGCGGCCAAGCTCTCGGCTCTGATCCCGCAGATATCGGAAGTCGTCAGGGTCGGTTGGTCGCGCCTTGTGCGGCCCCTGGTCAGTCTCGCCACCGGTGATGATCCAATCGGGCGCGTATTTGTCGAGAATGATCCGTCCTAGAAGGGGCTCATGACTGCCGAACGTAAACAGCGGCTGAAGCGCCTCTTTGACCTCCCGGAGCTTCATCCGGTCACGATCGTATTCGGCCTGATTGGCGATCGTCGCGCCGATGGCAGCGTTTCGCGGTAGCATCCGGTTGCCGCGCGCCGGATCAGTCATCTTCAAGACATTGCCGATGCGCTTCGTAAGCAGGAGCCATACAAGGTTCGGCGTTGCCTCAATCAGGTTCATCAGGTCATAGCGCCACATCTCGTCAACTTCGTTGTCGAACACGTCAGCGAGAGAGGCGCAGAAAACGAATGGCCTGCTGTTGGTGGCGGCAGCATCCTTGTCCCAAGCAATCGGCTTGCGCCAGTTGGCCTTGCCTGTTCGCTGACGATCCTCGCCAGCTCCCCACTGGACGCGACCGTAGCGGTTCGCCATCAGGTTCTCGGCATAGCAGCCGTCGCAGGCCGGGGAGACTTTTGTGCAGCCAATCCATGGATTGAAGGTGTGGTCGGTCCACTCGATCTTGCTGTTCTCAGCCATTGTTCGAGTCCTCCGTGGTGGCGAGGGCGCGGGACGCAACAAAGCGAGATAGTTCCGTTGCCACATCCTGCAGATCATCGTTCGATAGGCGCGGCACCTTCGACCAGTTGCGGCAAGCTCCCTCAAGAAACTTGATGGCATCTTCGCGGGTTACCGGCACCCGCAAACTCGTTTGGGGCGGCGCGTTCTTCTCGGTCATGATCCGCTCCTTGATTTGAGCGTGGGAAGGGTGCGATCGTCCTTCAGCGCGCGATATGCGAAGCGCTGGTTGAGGCGAGACAGGGGCGAATAGCCGTAGGCATGGTAGCCGCTGTTCTGCCTTGCTTGGCGCTCGGCCATCTGAATGCGAAGGGTCAGGATCGCGATATCGCGTCGGCACTGGCCGCTGTTTCGCAAGATGTCTACCAGCAGACCCCATCCCGGCTCGGCGGCTTTCTCCAAGCGAGGCGGTCGCTTCACGACGCGCCATGTCGAGCCATCCCATTCGAAGAGACCTGCCCACGATGGCACGTCCAGCTTTGTCAGAAGGCCGGGCGGGGTCACGTAGATGAAGCGGTCGGAATGGCGCAAAGCGCCGGCTTGCTTCTCCTCGCTGTCACGCTTGAAATCCTGCCGAGAGACCTTGATTTCGTAGCTGGTGGCACGAAAGCCGGCGGACTTGGTGGGTTCCAACGTCCAGAAGTCGATGCGGGTAGTAGAGCCACGGAACGGGACTTCGGTCGCCCAGATCTTCTCGGTGCTGGCCGCAACCAAAGCATCAAGGATGTGATCTGCGGTGATGCTCATGCTGCCGAACCCTCCACTGCGAGGGCGCGCATCACGGCGTCCGTCTGCCATGTCGTCAGGTCGCGGTCGCCCTTGAAGCCTTCCGTTGCGCCGGGATCGAAGATGGCCCGCATGACGCGCTTTCGCAGATCGTCAGTCGGCTGCAAATGTTGTTGGGGCGGTGGCGATGCGCTGTCTGCCGCCTGCTGTTTCGCCAGAGCGAGTCGCCGATACGACACGATGATCCGCTCATACGAGGCGATCCACGCGGCAGGGTCGGTTGTCGCTTCTTTCTGCATCTCCTCAAGAGCCAACTTCGCCAGATGGTGGATTTCTTCTTTCGATGGGAAGACGCTATTGCCTGCCGCATTCGTCTGTGGCGATGGGGAAGACGGCCGGTCTTTGCGGGGGTGTCGCTTGCGGCCGTCGCCGTTGATGTCCAGCCACTCGTAGCCGTGCTCCGGATACCAAGTGTTGTCCTCTGCCTCCATGTCGATGACAATGCAGATGATCTCCGGGTTGTAGCGGTAGGCTTCCCGCAGGAAGTCCTCGACCATCTTGTTGCCGTAGAACGGCCCTTTGCGTCTCGGCACTTGGCGGGGCTCTTGGGTGATGATGTAGGTGGGATAGCTGCGAGTGTGGGTGACAGAATTTGTCATGCTCGCTCCTTCTGCGACTGAGCGGCACGCTTCAGCAGGTCGGTGAAAATGGAGATATCGGTCGGCCGCGAAACGAGCGGCCGGAAGCGCCGCACATGGAACGTCGGCTCGCCAGGACGGTACGGCGGGAAAGTCACGTCCGGGTTGACGATCTCAACCAGTCGGAGGCACCAATGGCCCTTGAAGTCTGAATAAGCGATCTGTCGGATAGAGTAGATGCGGCCCTTCTCCGGAAATCGGCAGCCGGCAGCCCGACACGTCGGCCACGCCTTCCCCCTGTCCGCATCGTTGATGCAAACGATCTTGTCGCCAGCCTTCGCGGTCAAGAACCAGTTCATTCCTGGCCCTCCGTGGTGAGGGCGGCGCGGCGCTGCAGCTCAGCGGCAATCTTTACCTCTGCTGCCTCACGGGTTGGCTCATCGACTTCGAACTGGTCGTCGCTTCCTGCGTCTTCGGCCGCTTCGAGAAAGCCGTAATAGCGGGTCTCGACAACGCCGCCGCGTGAGTAGCCGAACACTTCGCCAGGCCGTGCATCGATATTCTCGGCAAGCTGCCAACGGCCATCGGCGCATGCGTCCGATGACGTATCATCTTCCGGCCAATACCAATCGCATCCTGCGAGCATCTTACGCAGCCGGTCGTTTTCAGCCTCTGCTGCAGCCAGCTTGGCGGCCATGCGTACGAGATTGAAGGCGTCTTCTTCCGGCATTGTCTCGCCGCAAAGCTCTTCCTCGTCAGACAGCCGTTTGATGCCGGTACGGAGCATGTCAATCTCGCGAGCCATCCGGTAGACGCCGCCGACGAAGCCGCCTTCACCGTCCTCGCTGAGGAATGATCCGGCCGTCTCGTCCTGGTCGAAGAGCGAGATCAGCCGCATGTAGGCGTCAACGGCCACCGGCATTTTCGGTTGGGGCGATGGGTAGGTTCCGGCAAACGCCTGAGCCTCGCGAGCCTTCTCAACCGTATGCGGGAGGTGTAGCCCGTTGTCGTTCATCATCTGAATGCACAGATCGACAGCGGCGCTCAGCAGACGGATAGCTTCGTCCTTATCCGCCTTCTTTTTGCGGGCGGGTTCGCCCTTGTCCGCGATGAATGCGGCGGCGCTAGGGTCCATGCCGGTCGCCTTGTGGCGGTTGAAAGTGTCGCCCCAACTCATCGGCCCGCTCCTTCAATGGCTGATAGAACACGGGTCTCGTAGTCGGACTGAGCCGCAGCCTTGGCAGTGGCGAGATCGCCAAAGTTCCCCAGCACGAGTTGATGCGCGGTGACGTGGTACTTGAGGGAAGAGAAACCATCGTCCTCGACCGTATAGATCGGTCCGACAGTTGGACGGGCGCGCCAACACTCAAGGCCTTCGTCCTCGTCCGCCCACTCAAGCGGCTTTACCCGCAAATGGTTCTCGGGTGGCGGGGTGACTGGTTCCTCAATGGGAACGCCAAAGTCGTCGTCATAGGTTGGGTCTATCAACCCTTCACCTTCGCATTCAAAGCATGTGTCTTCGTCCTGGCCGCAGATGCAATCACCCGGCCAGCAGTCGCAGCGGAAGTATCCGAGCCCACCACAAGCCGGGCATTTTGTAAGCTTGTCGGTCATGCTGACTTCCTTTCCCGCGCCTTCTTCACGGCGTGCTTGAGCTTGGCGACGGCCATGATGGTCGGTTTGAGTTCAGGTTCGGCCTGGTCGTAGGCCATTCCAAAACGAGCGGTGAGATGCGGCAGGACTTCGCGCGGGATCAGTTCCCAGTTCGACGGGTCACAGTTCGTCTTGTCCCCGTCGAGGCACTTGAGGACGAAGCCGTCAGGGATTGGGCCGTGTTTCTTTTCCCAAAGCCAGCGGTGCTTATGGACCGGCCGGGTTTTCGCGCCGGTCCATGGGTTTTCTTCATCGACGATGATGACGACGTAACCGTCCTTGGTATCGATCCGCTCGTGCCCGGCTCCCCGGAATGTGTGCGGCACCTGGCCTTTGCGAAACTGCGTCCGCTGCGCGTTGGGATGTCGGCCGCCCACGCCAGGGGGGCACGTCTTACCCTTGTTCACCGGCTCTGCACCTTTTTCGAACTGGCCAGTGCGGCCGGTTTTCCAGCCCTGCCGCTTGCGAAGTGCGTGAAGATTTTCAGCGGTTACGTCGTCGCGACCGAACTGATCGGAAAACGCCCGGTGATATTCACCGATCGTCATGGTGCGGTTCTCGCGCAGCCATTGGATCTCAGCCTCGCTGAACTTCCTCAATCGACCGAGATAGCGGCCGCCCCCGCGTCCTACCTTCCAACCCTTGCGCTTGCGCAAGCTATGAAGGTGGGAAAGCGAAACATCGGAGCGGCCGAACTTCTCGACGAAGGCGCGGTGATAGTCGCTGATGACCATTCCGAAGTTGGCCTCAAGCCACGCCATTTCGGCGGCGCTATAAGGAATTGGGGCCCGCCTCATGACTTGGTGCCCTCGATCATGGGCAGAACTTTTTCGTAGTTGCCGCCATATTCCGCCACCAGCTTCGCCGCCTGAACGCTGAGGTCCGCGTTGCGCAGGATTTGCGTGCTGACAGCGACCATGGCATCCGTCCGCTTCACTTCCTGCTCGAGCTGCTCGGCAGTCAGTTCCTCATCGCCGAGGCGTTCGAGCTGGGCGAAAAGATGGTTGTTTAGATCGACTAACTTATTTTTCATTGGAAGCCTCCATCAGCCCGATCGCTTCGCGAACCGCGCTCAAATCGGCATCGAGACCTTCCTGGAGTTCATCGCCCTCGAAGCCGCACATGAACCTCTCGGCTCGACGTAACGCATCGAGAACCCCGCCCTGAAGGAGGTTCTCGGAGTTGGGGGAAATGCTGGAAAGTACCGCCTCCGCCACCTGCAGGACCTGCTTGGTCGTCAGGGCCGGGATCGCTCCTTGAGCATGTAGCTGGCTGATTGCTGCAGCAGCGACTTCCAAGCGGTTCCCGGTTTCGAGGATGCCGGTCGATGTGGTCACGGGCGGCCCTCCACGTAGGCCACGTGCATGGAGATGCGTGGCAGGCTGATGCGGATGGTCTTGGTGCCGCCGAATTCCGCCGCGGTGACGCGCTTTTCGACGACGAAGCGATCGGGCGCGGGCTCGGATGGATCGCGAGGAGACGGAGATCCGTGCATACGGATGTTGATGCCAAGCCTTTTCAGGTGCCGGCGCATATGATCGATGCTGACATGATACCGATCGGAAAGCTCAGCGAGGCCATAGCCCTTGGCCGCTTCCGCCCGGAGGCGCTCGTTGATCGGCAGTCGTCGTTTGCTTCTCAGCTTAACCGACATCATCGGAACTCCCATTTACCTGAAGCCAGACGCGAGCAACGCGCGCGACATCGCGGTTCGCATTGGTGGCGCCCATGAGATTGGTGATGGAAACGACCGCGATGAGCGCAGATTCGAGCGTCTGGCCCGATGTTGCGGGATCGTCGTCGGTCAGCTCGCCACCGTGGTGAAGCCGGTTTGCCGCCTGCGAAAGCTCAAGCCTGGCGGCGTCGAGATACTCGGCTGCGCGCAAAAGCTGCGTCATCTGCCAGTCGCGGGTCTCGCTCTTTACGAGCTGTACGCGCTGTTCCTCGACCGGAACCGGAAAGGTGAGGATCTCGGCGCTCATCAGACGAGCGCCTCGGCCGCAAACCGGGCCTCGATTTCAGCCACGCGTTGTCCGGCGAGCGCACCGGCGCCGAGCAGCGAGAGCAGGGCAATCGCAATGGCGCACGCGATGTAGAAGCGTTTCGGCTTCCACTCGTGTCTGACCTTTGCCTCACCGTCGAAAAGCATGGCCTCCCGAGCCTCGGGGCCGGGATCGTCGACGATGAAAGGGGTAAAATAGTTGCGTTCCGTCACGGCTCTATCCTCCGATCCGTTTCGGATGCCGTCTCCTGGGGTCACAGAGACGGACACCGAAGCGGATCAGGCGGCGCGACGGGCCGGAATTGAGTACCGCGTCTGGCGCACGCTCAGGTGCACTGCGCGGGCACGGGCATCATCGACGACATCATTCAGCTGGGCATCGGTAATCCCGAGGCAGTTCTTGAGGTCCTGCGCTGTGCATCCTTCGCCAAGGCGGCGCATCGCTTCCGCAACGCATGCAACTTTCTCGTCGCGGTTCCGGCAGAGGGGGTAAGCGTTATGGTTTTGGGGCTGCATTGTTCTCTCCATCCAACTGGGCTTCCCGCTGGTCCGGCGCGCTTAGGGGGTGAGGCGCGCCGGACCTTTTCGGCGGGGATCGTCCAAGCCTTCATGGCTCGGATGGAGAGATGTAAGCAAAAATTATAACTGGAGGCAAGCGAAAATTATAAGCAAGACTTAGAACGAATCAGACTCGACTCCTTTCGGAAAAGAATCAATAACAGAACGGAATGAGAACAGGAGGTTAATTCATGCCTGCAGAGATGGCATTGGGCTCCGTTGCGCGACTTGGCATCGAGTGCGCAGATTGCGGTCGGAGTAGGTGGATTGCTCCGTCGCAGATCACGAAGCGCGGGGTTACGCTCCACACGTGCTTACACGAGGTTGCGTCGAAACTTTCATGCTCTGCCTGTCGTGCTGATGGTTTGCCCGGCAAGAACGTTTCGGTGCAGGCTTTCTTTGACCGTGACGCTGATCGGATCAGAGCGGAGCGAGAGGTTCTTAGAAACCAAGTAGCTCTTTCAAGGGAATTACGCGCCAAAGGTGCTTAACAGCGTAACGGTCATACCTAATCCGCTTGGCGGGATTATATTGCTCGACGATGATTTCTTTAGCTGTTCGCTGAACCAATTTTTTGATGAAGGCCTTTCCCACGTGGCCTTCCTCCTCCGGAAACATCTCTATCACAACATGGTCTCCAGGTACTGCTTCACGTCCTCCGCAATAAATGACCTCTCCGGGATCGTAGCGGGGTACCATGCTGTCGCTTAGGACGTGCAAAGCAAAAACGTTCTTTAACGATGCAACGCCGGGTGGCCGGCGGACGAAGCCTTGGACTTCGCCATTGAAGGAAAAGTCGCCGTCATCTCCACCATAAGAAACGCCCAACAGTTGTACATCCATCGGGCCGCTAGGTGGTGGCGACAAGTCGGAAATCACCTCGGCATCCGCCAAACCTTCGTCATCCAGATATACGATCTCGCCCTCGGATAGGGCGCTTGCATCCACGCGCAGCAATGCAGCGGTACGCCGCAGATTATCGAAAGATGGGGAATTCTTTCCGCTTTCCCACATTCCTACGGCTGCGACCTCGATACCAAGAGATTCAGCAATGTTGCGCTGGACAAGCCCTCGGCGTTTGCGAGCGGTTTTGATTGCTAGGCCAATCTTGAGAGCGTTCTCTTTCTTAGACATGCTTATAAATCGCCTATTGGTTGGCCCTATTTCCAGCAAATTATAACTTGCATCCAATTCTAAGTTATGCTTACAAATGCGCATGGCCGATCACCCCGCCCCACTTCAGGAAGCAATTGCTCGCGTTGGAAGCGCGAGCGAGCTTGCTCGTCGACTTGGTTTGACGCCGGCTGCAGTGTTGCAATGGGACAAAGTCCCTGCCACTCGTGTACTGGCGGTAGAGCAGGTAACGGGCGTTTCTAGACATAGTCTTCGTCCTGATGTGTTTGGCCCGATACCGGAGGCTGCCGAATGACAGGCCTCCCGTTTTCCATTTCTTTCGGTGGCTGCTCCTCCTCCCTGGTGGTCGCCGACCCGCGCGAGTTGCTTTCCCTGGCAATGGCGCGTACTCGGCCGGGACAAGGCTTCCTTGGCGGACCGTCCCGGCCGTTTTTCCATTCTGTCGGGGTAGAGGAGCTTGGTCGTCCTCGCCGGTCTCATAAGCCGGAGATCGCAGGTTCAAATCCTGCCCCCGCAACCAGTATACCCCCGGCGCGGTTGCCGACAGGCGCGATGGAACAAGGGCGGCTGCAGCGGCAACGCGGCCGTTCCATTCAGCTTCATGTTCATGCGTTCCAGTCATGCGGTCCCCCGTGATGTGACGGGCTGAACCTAAGCCGCGCGGATGCGGCTTTCACGGAATCCTTTCGATCGACTTTTTCCTTGACCAAACTCAGGGGTGTTTTCGTGCGTGCCATTTCAGACGAACATGCAGCCATCATCAAGGATGCGACCGCCGCAGCCTACGAGGCGCTCGGCGGCGTCAGCCGCGCCGCCGAAGCCCTGAACGTCGCGACCTCGACGCTCACGAAGTACGCTTCGCACGGGGACGAGTGGCGGGAAAACTTTATCCGCCTCGACCTGGCGGTGGAGCTGGACCGGCGCTGCGATCATCCCTTCCTGCTGACGGCGATGACCAGGGTAGTCAATGACGAGCGCGTCTCCGCCTTTGGCGCGGTGACGGCGAGCGCAATCCTCCGGCTCGACGGCGTTCTCGATGATGTAGTTCGGGAAGTCGCGACGGCGATCGAGGACGGCCACATAGATGCCGGCGAGCGGCGCGCCATTCGCGCCCGTATCGTCGCGGCGAAACAGTATCTGGCGAAGCTCGACGCGATGATGGCGGGGGCCGGTGGATGACTGGTCGGCGCACGAAATCAAACCTCGATATCTACGAAGCCGTGCAGGCCATGCTTCCAAAGGACCGGAAGCGCGCGGCCGATGTGATGGTCGTTTCGTGCGCGGCTGCCTGCATCGACGCCGGCCTCGACGACGATACGGCGGTAACGGGGCTCGTTCGCGCCCTTGAAACCCTGCGCGAGCGCGGGGCAGGCGAGGGGGTCCATTGATGATGTCGCTCCGTCTCGCAGCAAACCGGCAATCTCTGCTCGTCAAGGAAGCCCGCTTCGCGCGGGTTCTTGAGCTTTGGCACTCAGAACACCTTTCGACCCGCTGCATCGCCGGCATGCTCGATCTCAACGAAGCCGACGTCTGCCGGATGATCGAAGAGGGCGAAAGCCAGTCCTGGCGAGACCGGAGGGTGGCGCGATGAACCGCACGCAGGTCACCATTTCGGCGGGCGGCGAAGTTGTCGAGACCACGCTCGGGGCGCTCGCCGAGATCGGCCGGCACCGGGAAATCGTCGAACTTGCCGCCGTGGTCGAGCAGGCGCGCTCGCTCTTCGATCAGGGCGACGTGGAGAAAGCGATGAAGCTATCCGCCGTCGCCTATGACCAAGCGAAGGCGGCTGCCGGTTCTGCCGAGCGGGTGAAGGCCTCGCGCGAGCTGGTGGAGAAGGCGAGGCGCATGCAGGCCGACGCCCTGAAGATCGAAAGCATGTGCTACGTCGCCATGGCAGACGCCGTGGACGATGCCCAGGCAAAAGGTGAGATCTCCCGCGGCGGTCGCCCGAAAACCGTTTCCGATGAAAACAGTTTTACGCTGGAGGAAGTCGGCGTCGATCGCCAGCAGCTCCATGCCGCCAGACAATTGCGTAACGCCGTTCGTGCCAAACCGGATTTCGTGGATCGGGTCGTCGAGGCGAGGCTTTTGGAAGGCCTGGAGCCTAGCCGCGCTTCATTGAAGCAGGCGGCCGGTCACGCGGTCGGTACGAAAACCGCGACCAAGGAAGAACGTGGCGATCAGCTCTACGAAACGCCGATCGAGGCGACCCGCACCGTGCTGGCGCTCGAAAGCTTTTCCGAGATCATCAAGGAACCGTTCGTCGGCAAGGCTGCCATTCTCCGCCCCCTTGAGGCGGCGGGATATGACGTGCAGATCGCCGACCTCGTCGATCGCGGTATCACCACGCAGCATGGCGAGCTGCAGCAGGTCGGAGATTTCCTTCTTTCCGATCCAGGCGATTCGGTCGGGACCGACATCTTCACCAACCCGCCCTATGGTGACCTCGCAAACAAGTGTCTGGCGCATGCGCTGCGGGTGCATAAGCCGCGCAAGATGGCGGCGCTGCTGAACCTCAACTTCATGTGCGGGTTCGACGATCCGGACCGTCGCTTCGTCATGGACGAGAACCCGCCCAGCCGGGTCTACGTCTTCACCCGCCGCCTGCCGATGATGCATCGCGATGGCTGGGACGGCAACAAAGCCTCCAGCCAGATGAATACGGCATTCTTCATCTGGGAGCGGAATGAAGACGGAAGCTATGGCAGCGGCGACGGCATCTGGACCACGATCCGGGTGGACTGGAAGGAGTTCGAGCATGCGGATCCGCTGCCTCCGGGGGAAGGCGGGCATCGATCGCCGATGGTGTTTTCTGAGGCGGCGGAGGATTTCACCCGAACGACCCCGCGCAAGTCGGTGGATGAGCACGTGGACGAAGAGATTTCCCGCGCAATCCTCTGGCTCAAGGAAATGCAGCCGTTTGACAGCGCCATCCTGCGACGGGGTATCGGCGTTCGCGACAGTGTGGCGGTGGCGCTTATCGAAGCCATGTCGGCGAACGGCCTGATCGAGAAGAACGAAGACGGGCTTTGGTTCCCGAACGGAGCAGGGCTTCATCTGACGGCCTCTGCCAACGCGGCCGAGGCCGTGAAGGCGTGGCGTGCGGAAAGGACGGTGGCGGCATGACCCCCGATTTCTCACCCGCCATGCTGAAGTTCTTCCTTCGCGCCCGCGTGATGCATGAGGCGAATATCGCCTTTCCAGCGGCGCGCGCCAGCCAGGAGCGCGGGGCAAAGGTTGCCATCCGCAAGCGTGCCGGCGTGACCAACACAGAATTTGAATTGGCCTGGATGGGGCGGCTGATGGCGCCGGTCCCGAGAGCGAAGCTATGGGCGGCGCTCGGCATCAACCCCGGTGCCTTCGGTGTGATCCTCATGCACGGCGGACAGGAGACGTCGCCATGACAGGTTTGCAGAATGGTTCCAGCCCGCTGCGCGCCGACTACGATTACCGGGCCTTCGCGCGAGCGCTGATGCACAAGCGGCAGCGTGACCATGCGGACCAGGGAATTCGCGCTCTGGCCGGGGAGATAGGGGTAACCGTCTCCGACCTTTCCCGCGCGATGGGCGGTCAGATGGTGAGCGTCGGCAAGGTCATCGCGCTTTGCAAATGGCTCGGCGTTCCGGTGGAGGAATTCTATCTGCCTCCGGATTTCTCTTTGGAAACAACGTGTTTCACCGGGACCAACGTGAAACGGGAACGAGGGGAGGCGCGGCCATGAGTGGCACTGTCCTCGATCGGGATCAGGAAAAGCGGGTTCTGGAAAAATTGCGCGGCATTCTGGACCGGACCCAAGGCGACCAGTGGATGGTCGAGGCGGCGCCCGGCGAGATGCATTTGGTGGCGCGACGCGCGACAGGGGAATCCACGCGCATTCTGACGCTTCATGCCGCTGATGCGCTGGTGGACGAGATCGATCTCGTTTGCGGCGCGCTAGACCATCTGCGGATGTTCATCGGCTTCTTCGACCGGGCGGCTGCAAAGGTGCGGCAACTCGGAGCGGAGGTCGAGCGCCAGACCGCGAGAAAACGCGAGGCCAATCTTGGTTTTCAGGCGAAGAAGCTTTGCGAGAACGCCGCATTCCGGAGGTTCCTCGAACTGAAAGGGCCGGGAGGCCCGGTGCATGATGCGCAGGCCGCGGACACCCGTCTCAAGGGGCTTCTGGCGATATCCAGCAAATCGGAACTCAACGTGGACGAGCGCGCGGGCACCGCATTCCGCGCGCTGCGGGCGGATTTTTACGCATGGGAAAGGGGTGGGCGATGAGCGGGAGCGAAACCACTCGGGAAGGCGCGGTAGAAAAGCCGCGCATCGAGCTTATCCCTCCGGAGGTCATCTTCGCAATGGCGGAGGTACTGACCTTTGGTGCCGGCGAGCACGGGGAAAGGGACTGGGAGAACGGCAAGTCCTGGAGCAAGGTTTTCGGGTCGCTGATGCGGCACCTTTGGGCCTGGTGGCGGGGCGAGGACAAGGACCCTCAGAGCGGCCGCTCTCACCTTTGGCATGCGGCTGCGCGTATCGCCTTCCTCATCGCCTACGAGCAGCGGCGGAACGGTACGGATGACCGTCCGAGCCGCGCAAGATTGGGGTTGCGCCATGACACATGATGCGCGTTTCTCCATCATTCCGGGCTGGATTGTCACAGATCCGCGTCTCAAGGGGCTCGTTGACCTGCAGGTTCTATGCCTCCTCGGAAAGCATACCGACAAGCACGGCTGGTGCAGGCGAAGCCAAGTGAAGATGGCCGAGCAGCTCGGTCGCGCGCGTTCCACGGTACAGGCCTCGATCGACAGGCTTGTCGATATGGGAGTGCTGGAAAAGCACGTGGAGGAGAGCAAGGACGGGCGCGACAGTGCCCATTTTTACCGGGTTATCTATGACCGCGCTCCGCCATCCGGCTATGACTTTGATGCATATCAGGAGGTTGACGACAAGGAAAATGATCCTATCGCGCCGGCTTCTGATGAGGCACCCCCTGCCGGTACACCGGCACCCCCTGCCGGTCCTGGGGCGGCACCCCCTGCCGGTTCTGGACCGGCACCTATTAACGACCCTTATCTAACGGCCCCTTCTGAACGAGAAGAGAGAGAGCGCGGGCGTGATGATGGTGAAGGGGAAGAAGATCGCAGAGCGCTGGAGAGGCGATTCCGAAAGTGGTGGTCGACGTGGCCTACCTATGCCGTTGACGCTGAGATACCTACTCGGAGGGCGTGGCTCGATCTAACCCCCGAGCAGCGCAAAGCATGCGAGGAGCGTACTCCCGATTACCTGGCCGCAGCAAAGGCGAGTGGCCGCAAGTTCTCCAAGGCCGGTGCAACATATCTCTCCGAACGGGCATGGGAGCGCCTTGGCGAGATAACGACCCCTGCGGCCGGTGGCACTACTCCGGAACGCCACAACCCATACTCCCGACCGTGGAGCGCCTTGCGTTTGGCAGAGCTTTCGCGGCCGCCGATGCCTTTGACGCTGACGCCGCTGGAAGCCCAGATCATCGAAAACAAGCCTGAAAAGGAAGATGTCATCTGGCGTGACAAACGCGAGAAATCGGCGTGGCCGGAGGCTGTGAGGTTGAACCAGGCGGCTCGCGAGCGGCGGCCGGTGGCGGTACCTCCGCATATCGTTGCCCTTTCCTCGACCTTCGACAAGGTCGAGGTGGGTGGCGAGATCTGGGAAGCGTGGAAGCGCCTGCATCACGAGCGGTGCTGGCCGTGGTTGCCAGAGCCGAACGGGCTGCCATTCGTGCAGTTTCCGGCTCTACCGGATGGGATCGATGACCCCGACGAGGCGGTAGCGGAAGCACTGAGGCAATTCCAGAGACAGCTTATCGAAAGGCGGGAAAATGATGCAGCATAAGAATATCTCTGGAGCGCCGATCGCAGCATATGCGGGAGAGCGGTTCGTGGACCGGATGCGGCGGATCAACGTCGATCTTCTTGAAGAGGCGGCACTCGTGGTCCTGAACTGCCGAATCAATGGAGGAAGGGCGCCATGGTTTGCTCTTCGGGTCTGGACTGGACGCGAGAAGGCTGTGGAAAACAACCTGGAAGAAATGGGCATAAGGTCACTCGTGCCCATGCGCAAAGGGCCTGATCTACGTCGTCGGCACCGCGTAATCGAGGGTACGATGATGCCTGTCATCCATGGATATGTTCTCGTCCAGATGCTGGCGAGGGCTGAATACCTGGCTGGGCTGCAAGCCGTCGAGCATGCGATCGAAGTACTTGGAGGGTGCGAAAAGCCGATGTGGATCAGCAGCGCAGAGGTTAACAGATTCAATGCGTTGGCCCATTCTGGCGCTTATGATGCGGAGAGGCCGGTCGAGCTGGAAGTTCAGGCCGGAGAACCTGTGTTCATCACTGCGGGACATTTCTGCGATCAGAAAGCCATTGTCGTTACCCCGAACAGGAGAGGGCGCGGCGACGTTGTCGTAGCAATCAAGTTCATGGGCAGAGAGGTGCCCGTCACCGTGCCACTTGCTTTGCTGCAGAAGTTGTGAGAGTCATTTCTGCATTGGACAAGCTGATGATCCTGAAGTGAGCCTCTGAGAACGCCTAAACAGCGGGGAGCAATCCCGAGGTCGGTACGCCGGTCAGCCCCAGCCCTGACAGTCTCCCTTGCGAGACACCGATTCAGGGCCAGTGCGAAAGCTATGACCAGATGAATGATGAGGCGGCCGAAAGGTCGCCTTTCGTGCATCTAGGAGTATGGGACGTCTCAAGACCCTCAAGCCAAGGATAGGCACGCTCGCCCCTCGTATCGGTAGAGCGCCTGGTGATGAGCAGGCCCGCCTTCGTGAGCGTGACCAGAATGTCAGCTGGCGCAGCTGGTACAAGACAGCACGATGGCAGAAGCTTCGGCAGCAGGTCCTCGTAAGGGATCACTACACGTGCCAGCGAACCGGAGTTCTCTGTACCGGGAAATATCCTGATCCGCACAGTCCGGTCGTCGACCACATTCGACCCCATCGCGGTGACGAGCAGTTGTTCTGGGATCCGAACAATCTGCACTGCGTCAGCAAGACCTATCACGACAGCGAAAAGCAGAAACAGGAGCGGGCGCAGGCCCGGTGGTGATGATGGCTAAGGTAGAGCTTGACGGCGGTGAACTGATGCAGGGTCTCACCCTGACGCTGCGGATGCCGAAGGCATTCGGGCTCAGGATGTGGATCGTCGGCAGGTTGATCGCCATCGCTAGGCGCATCAGCCCCGTCCGGATCGAGGTCGGCCTCGATGAGGTCGACGAGGCCTGACCCTTTACCCTCGTCAGGGGGGGGTGGGTCGAAAGTTCAGCGAGCCTCTTCCTATGGACCCGCGCCCCCCTCATTTGGAGATTTTTTTCTCGTGAGCACGAATTTTGATCTGCTCGGTGATCCCATTCCGGAGGGTTGGGGGAGGCGCGGCAGGCCGCCTCATATGGCGACGGAGAAAAACCGCAACAAAGTCATGCTGTTACTGGCGATGGGTTGGAGCAATGCACGCATTGCCAACGCGCTGGGCATCACACAGCCGACTTTGCGGAAGAATTATTTTCAGCAGCTCCGTTGCCGTGACTTGGCGCGAGACCGTCTCGAAGGCGCTCGGCTTGATTTGGCATGGGAGCTGGCGAAAGCCGGCAATGTGGGCGCCATGCGAGAGTTTGCGAGGCTGATGGAGCGCAACGACCGCATGGAGCTTGAGCGCGAACTCGCTACCGAAGCCAAGCAGCCGGAGAAGCAGGTTGCAGTTGAACGCCTCGGAAAGAAGGTCATGGAAGAGATGCGCGCGCTCGACGCTGATGCGGACCTGATGGCCGAGCTGGAACGGGAAGCTACGCAGAATGCTCGTCACTGAGGATCTGCCAAGGTTCGCCTGTCCTGATTGGTGGGAGAAGCTGCAGGCGCTGGAGACGCCGATGGCCGATGTCCCCTTAAACAGGCAAAAGGCAGCCAAGGCCCTGGCTTTCTTCAATCGGCTTCGTCTGCCGGACGTGCCTGGAAATCCTCCCCTTGCGGAGGCTTGCGGCGACTGGTTTCGGGATATCCTTTGCGCGTTTCTGGCCAGCGAGGATCCAGATACAGGCCGGCGGCTCGTGTGGGAGTTGCTATGCATGGTTCCGAAGAAGAATTCGAAAACCACGTACGTGGCGGCACTCGGATTGACGGCTCTGTTCATGGAGGAGGCGCCGAACCGGCAAATGCTGATCGTGGCGCCGAGCCAGAATATTTCCGAACGGTGTTTCGGCCAGGCGCAGTTGATGATCCAGGGCGACCCAAAATTGGCTGAGATTTTCAAGGTGCAGGAGCACTTGAAGTGCATCACCCGTCGAAAGACTGGTACGCAGCTTGACGTGAAGACCTTCGACACATCGATCGTTACGGGAGAAATCCCAATCCTTACGATCATCGACGAACTGCACGAACTCGGGAAGGTTTCGAAGGCGACCAGGGTCATGCAGCAGATCCGCGGCGGCGGTATCACCAAGCAACGCGGCCAGGTGCTGATGATCACAACCCAATCTGACGAAACGCCCGCCGGAATTTGGCGTACGGAGCTGGATAAGGCGCGGGCCATTCGTGACGGCAAGGGTGGAGCATCCCCGATCATGCTGCCGGTGCTCTACGAGTTCCCGCGAGAGCAGCAGGTCAAGCAGGAATATTGGCGCGATCAGAAGAACTGGAAATACCTGCTCCCCAATCTCGGACGCTCCATCGATCCGGAGGCGCTTGTCGACGATTACGAAAACAACGGGAAAGTTAGTAAAGAGACAGAGCAGATCTGGGCTAGTCAGCACCTGAATATCGAGATCGGTGTCGGCCTTGGTGGCGATGGATGGTCCGGCGCCCTGCATTGGGCAAACTGCGTCGATGTCAACTTGACCGGATTGGAGGCCCTGCTGAAGCGGTCGGAAGTTTGCACGATCGGGATCGATTGGGGTGGCGCTGACGATTTGGCCGCTCTCTATGTGATCGGCAGGGAGAAACAGTCAAAGCGGTGGCTTGGCTGGGGAACGGCCTGGGCCCGGCCGACTGTCTTTGAGCAGCGCAAAAGCATCTCGCCACGTTTGAAGCAGTTCGAGGAGGCCGGCGATCTCGTGATCGCGCAATCCGGGGAAGAGCAGGCGGCCTCGGCCGCCGAGATTTGCCGCCGCGTGTTCGATAGCGGTCTTCTCCCGGAGCAAGGTGGTATAGGTCTAGATAGCGCCGGTATCGCTCTCCTCCTGGACGCGCTCGAGGAGGAGAAGCTGGAGCAGCCACTCGTTCAGGCCGTTGCACAAGGCTGGAAGCTCCAGACCGCGATTTCCTCCGTTCCGTTGAAGTTGGAGGATCGCCGTTTCCTCCATGGCGATCAGCCGATCATGGCGTGGAACGTGGGAAACGCGAAGCAGACCCTTAGGGGCAGCAACTACGTGGTGACCAAAGAAGTCTCAGGCGCCGCGAAAATCGACCTTCTTATGGCGCTTTTCAATGCTGCCATGCTGATGTTCCAAAACCCAGAAGCTGCGAGCCCTGTCGACATGAGTGATATCATCTCCAATTCGGTGTTTGTCTGATGGGAATTTGGAACCGGCTATTCGGGAAGAAGCTCACGGCCCGCGACGGAGAGCTTTACGAAATCTGGGACGGCGGCAATACGTGGTCCGGCGAAGCGGTATCGACGCGGTCGGCGCTCAATCTTTCGGCGTTCTGGGCGTGCACAAGGGTAACGGCGCAGACAATTGCGAGCTTGTCGCTCGAAGTGATGGAGAAGCGGGCAGACGGCACCCGCGAGCGTGTTCCCGATCATCCGCTACAGGAGCTACTCGACGAGAGCCCGAATGCGGACCAAACCTCGATAGAGTTTTGGGAAGGTCGCGTCCTGGGTCTTTGCACCTCAGGAAACGGGTATGCGGAAAAGGTATTCAGCGGCAACAGGCTGATTGCCCTTAATCCGATGCCTTACGATACATCTGTCGAGCGTCTGCGCGACGGCAGTTTGCGGTATCGATTCAACGATCGTGGCAAGCTCGTCGATTTGCCCGATGATAAGGTGTTCCACCTTAAGGCATTCGGGGATGGTGATGTCGGATTGTCTCCCGTCGAATACGCGCGGCAGACCCTCGGGATCTCGATTGCGTCCGAACGCGCCGCCGGCCAGACCTTTGGCAAGGGGATGCGGGCGAAGGGCTTTTTTACCTTCCCCACACAGCTCTCGCCAGAGCAACGCGCCGAGGCACGGAAGAATTTTGCGGATCGCTACAGCGGGCCAAACGCTCCTGGCGTTGGCATCCTCGAAGCCGGTGTAGATTTTAAGGCGGTCAACATCACGCCGAAAGACGCGGAGATGATCCTCAACCGGCGGTTCAACGTCGAGGAAATATGCCGATGGCTCGGGGTCCCGCCTGTCATCATCGGCCATGCCGGTGAAGGTCAGACGATGTGGGGAACCGGTGTATCTGCGATCATGCAGAGTTGGCTCAATCTCAGCCTTCGCTCACAGCTTCGTCGGATCGAAAAGGCGATCTCGAAGCGGATCATGACCCCAGAAGAGCGGCGCCGCTTCAAGGTCCGTTTCAATTATGAAGATCTGTTGCGTGGTGACAGTGTCGCTCGTGCAGCATTCTACGGATCTTTGCTCAACGCGGGTGTTATGACCATCAATGAGGTCCGCCGCCTGGAAGGGTTGCCACCTGTCGATGGTGGTGACGTGCCCCGCATGCAGTCTCAGAATGTCCCGATCACCGAAAGCGGGATCGGCCACAACGGCGGCCCGAGAATAGGAGAGAACGAATGAGCCTTCGCGCTTTGCCCGAGTTGCGCTCGCCGGATGGCGTGACCGGCTCGATCCACATCACCGAAAAAGCCGCCCAGATGTACAGGTCGTTGGAAGCTCCGCGCGCGGCTGCGGCCGATGGCGCGGATGTCATCACCGTTCTCGATGTCATCGGGTATGATTGGTGGACAGGGGAAGGCGTTACCGCAAAGCGTATCTCTGCCGCGCTTCGCCAGATCGGAGACAAGCCGGTCACCGTGTTGATCAATTCCCCTGGAGGCGATTTCTTCGAGGGCGTGACAATCTACAATATGTTACGCGCGCATCCTGCCAAGGTGACGGTGCAGATCATCGGGATCGCCGCGTCAGCCGCTTCTGTGATTGCAATGGCCGGCGATGAGATTCAGATCGCCAAGCTCGGCTTCATGATGGTGCATAACACGCAGTGGGTTGCGGCAGGCGACCGACATGTGATGTACGAGACCGGCGGGATTATGAAGGTCTTCGACGAAACCTGCGCCGAAATGTATGCATCTCGCTCTGGGCAGTCGGTTGCCGACGTGCAAACGATGCTCGACGATGAGACATGGATGGGTGGACAGGGAGCGATCGACAAAGGTTTTGCCGATGTTCTCGCCGACTTCGACGTCGAAGAAGCTGGCGTCAGCAATTCGAAACCGGCTCTCTACCGTCTTGAGGCGGCACTTGCTGCTGGAAAGCCCTTGCCGCGTGCCGAACGGCGCAAGCTGATTAAAGAAATTGCCGAGGGTATGCCGGGCGCTGCTCACGGAATCGTCAAGCCGAGCGCTGACGACGATGTCTTGGACCGCCTCAGACTTGCGGCGGCCCGATTGAGCCTTACCAGGGCGTAAGCCTTTCCAACATCAGGAGAACCACGATGGCTGATGAAGTACGCGACCTGCTCAAGCAGGTTACGAACGATCTTTCGCGCGTGAACGACGAGTTCAGCAAGAAGGCCGAAGAATGCCTCACCGAGGTGAAGAACAACGGCAAGCTTTCGCAGGAGACGAAGTCCGAAGTCGACAAGCTGGCGACCAGTCAGACAGAGCTGACCGGAAAGCTGGAAGATCTGCAGGCGCGCCTTGGCGAGGTCGAGCAGAAGAGTGCGCGTCGCGGTGGCGGCGGATCCGATGGCTTGAAGTCCATCGGTCATCAGGCCATTGAGCATCAGGCAATGAAGGATTTCGCTGCCAGCGTTCAGGGCGGTCGCCGCGTCAGTGTGCCGGTCAAGAATGTCACGACCTCGCCGGACATCGCCACCGGTATTGTCGAGCCTCAGCGTCTGCCCGGCATCGACGTGATGCCCAAACAGCGACTGTTTGTTCGCGACTTGATCGCAGGCGGTCGCACCACATCGCCGGCCATATTCTGGGTTCAGCAGACAGGGTTTACCAACGCTGCGGTCGTGATCGCTACGGAGGGCACGGCAAAGCCGTATTCGGATATTGAATTCGATACCAAGATCACGCCGGTCGTGACGATCGCGCACATGTTCAAGGCATCGAAGCAGATCATGGATGACTTCGCGCAGTTGCAGTCGACGATTGATGCCGAGCTTCGCTATGGTCTGAAATATGTCGAGGAACAGGAAATCCTATTCGGCTCCGGCGCTTCGGGTCATCTTGATGGTATTGTGCCGAACGCGTCGGCATTCGCGCCCGCCTTCGCCCCGGAAAGCCGCACGCCGATCGATGATCTTCGCCTCGCTATCTTGCAGGCGCAGCTCGCTCGTTTGCCGGTCGACGGCTTCGTCATCCACTCGATCGACTGGGCGAAAATCGAGCTGACGAAGACTTCGGAAGGTGCGTACATCCTCGCCAATCCCCTGCGCATTGCCGGTCCGACGCTCTGGGGTCGCCCGGTGGTCGAAACGGAAATCCCGCAGTTTGAGGGCGAGTTCCTAGCTGGTGCCTTTCAGTCCGGTGCGCAGATTTTCGACCGCGAAGATGCCAACGTCGTCATTTCCACGGAAAATGCCGATGACTTCGAAAAGAACCTCATCTCGGTTCGTTGCGAAGAGCGCCTCGCTTTGGCGCTGAAGCGTCCGGAAGCGTTCGTTACCGGTCCGTTCGGCACCGCTGTGCCGGCGCCTATTGGCGGCTGATCGTTCGGCTGATCACGGCGGGCAGCGGTGCTGCCCGCTTCATGAACCGAAGGAGAGAACCATGAAACTCACCGCGCTTAAAACCTTTCGTCACGGTTCTTCCGTGTATCGGCGCAACGAGCTCGTCGAGATGAGCGAAGCGCAGGCAAAGCCTCTTTTGGCGAAGAAACTCGTCGAAGCGGCGAAAGAGGACAGTAAGCCCACTGCCAAGTCGAAAACTGCAAAGGCTGCTGAGTGATATGCGCCGTCCTGTCCTCGTGACTCCTGCGTCCGCCTTGCCTGTCACAGTCGCGGAGGTAAAGGGCGCCCTGCGCATTGATGGCGCGGATCTCGATAGCGAGATTGAGAGCCAGATCAAGTCGGCTGTCGAGTACTACGAAGGATGGAGCGGCATCCTCGGTGTATGCTTGGTCGAGCAGACCTGGCGCCAGAGTTTCGATCGATTTGAGCGATGCCTGATGTTGCCGCTGCGTCCGGTTCAAAGTATCACTTCGGTGAATTGGCGCAATGCTGCTGGCGAGACTGCGACCGTTGCTACGTCGAACTATGCGCTAGAGACCGACGATGGGGGGCTTTCCTTCGTCCGCTTTAAGCGCGGTTACGCCTATCCGTCCGGACTGGCGGACGCTGGTGCTGTTTCTGTCGAATATATAGTTGGCTGGCCCTTGGCCGAAGGTAAGCCTACGACACCGGAAAGCATCAAGGCTGCGATCAAGATCCGGGTGCAGATGCATATCGATGAGGCGGCCAAGCAGGGCGCTGACGTTCTCGAAAAGATCGAGAGCCGATTGATCGGAACCTACAGATCGGTCGGGCTGTGATGACTGTTACGGCTCAAGATCTCGATCGTCGCATCACATTCCAGCGCGCCACGACCACACGGAACGAATTTAACGAGGACATTGTAACCTGGACTGATCAGGCGACAGTCTGGGCGATGCGTGAGGACGCGAGTTCTGGCGAAAAAGAGGCTGCGGGCCAGGTCGGCGCTTTCCTTATGGCGCGCTTTACTGTCCGTCGTATCAGCCAGACGGAGGGCGTCCGGCAGATCGACCGCATTTTTCATGACGGCGCTGTCTGGTCTATTACTGAGCGAATGGAGCTTCGCGAAGAACCGCGTCGATTTCTCGTCTTTAAGGCTGTGAGGGATGCGGATCATGGCGCGAACGACGGTCAAGGTTGAGGGGCTGCGGGAGCTCGACCGTGCACTCGGGCAGCTTCCCCAGTCCGTCGCAAAGTCGGTCCTGCGGGAAACGTTGCGCGAGGCGGCGGAACCCATGGCGCGGACTGCGCGCCAGCTTGCTCCGAAGGATGAATATCATCTCTATGAGAGCATCGACGTCTCGACGCGGCTGAACAAGCGCCAACGTTCGATCCATCGCGAGGAGAACAAGCCGACATTCCAGGAGATGTTTGTCGGCACCAACAACCCTGCCGGCGTGCAGCAGGAATTCGGGAACGAGCGACATCCGGCTCAGCCATTCATGCGGCCCGCCTGGGATGCCGAGAAGATGCCGACGCTTGATCGCATCGCCAATTCGCTCTGGTTCTTCATCCATCGTGCTGCGCAACGCTTAGCCAAGAAGAAATAGGCCCAACATGGAAGAAGCTCTTACCGCTCTGCTGGCGACCGTCGCCGGCGGGCAACGCTATTGGGTGAGGGCGCCCCAGAAGGTGCTTCGCCCCTATGTGCTTCTGAACCGGGTGACGGGCTTTCGTGACTACACCAACTCCGGGGCCAGCGGCTACGTCGAGAGCAGGGTGCAGATCGACGTCTATGCCGACACCTATACGCAGACCAAGAAAATCGCGCGCGACATCATCCGCATCATGTCGGGTTACCGGTCGGGGGCTATCAGGGGAATTTTCCTCGATCAGGAACGAGATCTCCCGGCGAGCGATGCCGGGGAAGTGACCAGTCTCTTCAGAACATCGCTCGACTTCATCATCCATCATACGGAGAACTGAGATGCCTGATACCCAAGCATCCATAGGCTACGGCACTACATTCGAAATGGCGGATGCCGCTACGCCGACCGATTTCGTTTATGTCAGCGAAGTCTTCAATCTGTCGCTCGGTTCCGAGGCGACCGATCAGATCGACGCAACCCACATGCAGTCGCCGGGCAAGTTCCGGGAGTATATCGATGGGCTCACCGATCCCGGCGAGCTTACGTTCGAGATGAACTATATCCCCGGCTCGGATTCCGACCGGAAGATTTCTGCCGCCAAAGGCAAGAGGAAGTGGACCAGGATCACGTTCCCGAACGGATGCCAGTTCCTCACTTATGCGAGCCGGCAGAACTACGAGCCTTCCGCGCCGCATGACGACAAGATGACGGCAAGCGTCACGTTCAAGCGGTCGGGCGAGCCGGTGCTGACCGAACCGACTGCGCCACGCGCTCTCGTCACGCCGGCTATCAGCGGCACGCCGAAGGTTGGTGCGCCGCTCACTCTCGACCCTGGTGTGTGGGCTGGCGCCAAGGACTTCGCCATCCAGTGGCAGAAGGATGCGGCGGGCGACGGCAACTTCACCAATATCCCCGATGCGACCGGCATGGCTTACGTTCCTGTTACCGGTGATGTCGGATCTGAGATCCGTGCCACCGTGACCGGATCGAACAGCGATTTCAGCACGCCCGTCAACTCGACGGAAACTGCTGCTGTCGCGGCGTGAGGTGGGGCACATGGCAAACAGCAATCGCGGCTCCGTTTCGCTGAAGGCCGGCGACAAGGAGTATACCCTTTCGTTTTCGGTCAATGCGCTCTGTGAGCTTGAGGACGCGTTCGGCATGCCGATCCAGAAGATCGGCTCCATCTTCAACGATGCGGAGAACATCACGGTGAAGGATGTTCGAAAGCTGATCTGCGCGGCCCTTCATGACCACCACCCCGAAGTCGAAATAAACGAGGCGGGGAAAATCGCCACAGACGCGGGCCTGCCTTCCTGCATGGAGAAGATCGGCAAAGCCTTCCAGCTTGCGTTCCCGGAGGCGAGAGGAAATGCAAACCCTCGGATAGCGAGGAGTTCAGCCCGCTAGATCTGCTCAAGTCCTGGGTGGAATGCGGGCAAGACCCCTCGCTGTTCTGGCGACTGACGCTCCGCGAAGTCAGGGTCGTCATCGACGGCGCGGTGGCGAGAATGAAACGCGATCGCGATGAGCGGGCAATCCTCGCCTGGCACATCGCGGCGCTCTCGCGCCAGAAAAAGCTCCCCAAGCTGAAAGACCTCATCACCAACGATGAGCGACGGCCCGCTCCAAAGCGCAGCTGGGAGGAGGATTTCGCCGGCATTTCGGCGTGGTTCAAGGCACGGAAGTAGAAGGTTGATATCAATGGCATCGGCAGTCATCGGCGCGCTTCGCGTCAATCTCGGCATCGATACGGCCCAGTTCACGGAAAGCCTGAAGGGGGTGCGCGCTTCCATGGCCAATGTCGGGAAGCAGATGCAGGCGTGGGGCGGCAAGCTTTCGACCTACATCAGTGCTCCATTGACGATCGCCGGCGGCGCGGTGGCTGCTGCCGCCGTGAGCATGGCCAAGGACATCGACGAGCTTCGCAAGGCAGCTCAGATCTCCAACACCGGATTCGAGGATTTCCAGCGCCTGGCGTATGCCGCCAAATCGGTTGGCATCGAGGGCGACAAGCTCGCCGATATCTTCAAGGATGTGAACGACCGCATCGGCGATTTCAACCAGACGGGCGGCGGCCCAATGGCTGACTTCTTCGAGAAGATCGCGCCGAAAGTCGGTATCACCGCGGAAGCGTTCAAGAATCTGTCCGGCCCGCAGTCGCTCCAGCTCTACTATGACAGCCTCGTCAAGGCGGGCGCCTCTCAGCAGGAGATGACCTTCTATCTTGAGGCGATGGCGTCTGATGCAACCGCACTCATTCCGCTTCTGAAGGCTGGTGGAGAAGGCTTTCGAGAATTGGGCGAGGGGGCTGCGGTCATATCCGAGGGTCAGGCTGCTGGCCTGAAGGCGTATAACGATGCCATGCGGGCGCTCTCCGAGGCGGTCAAGGGGCTGACGATCGCGCTGGCGAGCAGCGGCATCGTTGAATACATCACGCAGATGGTGCAGTGGCTGACGAGCCTTGTCCAAACACTTTCCGCCACCAATCCTGAAATTCTCAAGTGGGGAGTGATCATCGGCGGGATTGCCGCGGCGATCGGACCGGTCGTTGCTGCTCTCGGCTTGTTCCTCGCTGCCGTTTCCGCAATCAGTCTCCCCGTGCTCGGGGTCGTTGCTGCGATTGCGGCATTGACCGCCGGTCTGATCGCGTTCTGGCCGGAGATCTCCAGAGCATATGAGGCGACCGTACAGTTTGCCGGTGGTGTTTGGGAGCAGCTTAAGCGCGGCGTCGAAAATGCGGGGCAGGCGTTCACAGCCTTCAAAAATCAGGTGGTGCAGGTAGCCGCGGATATCGTGAACGCATTTCTAGCGCTTCCGGGAAAGATGCTCGAAATCGGCGGTCAGATTATCGATGGCCTGTGGAACGGCGTCAAAGCGAGATGGGAGGCCATTAGGGGCAATATCGCCAGCATAGGTACCGGTATCGCCGAAGGCGTCAAAAGCGCCCTCGGCATCCACTCTCCTTCCCGGGTGATGCATGACGTTGGTGTCAACGTCATGCAGGGTCTCGGTAACGGTATGACTAGCCTCCAGGGAAAAGTTGTCGGGACGGCGGCGCAGACTGCAGACGGCATCAGGGGTGCTTTCGATGGGATCGAAGGTGTCGGCGAAGGATTGGGGCAGGGGATGGAAAGCGCATTTTCCGGTCTCGGGTCTTCCATCGCGGACGCCATCAGCGGCACGAAGGAATGGCGCGATGTGGCGCTTGATGCGCTGCGCAGTGTCGCCAGCAGCCTTATCTCCAGCATGAACATTGGCGGAGGTGGGGGCGGTTTCTTTAGTGGCCTCTTCGGGAGCCTGTTCAAGGGGCTGGTGGGCTTCTCTACCGGCGGTTCCATTCTGCCGGGCGGTACAGGCGGGATAGACAGTCAGCTCGTCATGTTCCGCAAATCTCCGAACGAGCGTGTCGATATCACGAAACCGGGGCAGAGCATCGGGGGCGGATCGCTTGTATTCGCCCCAGTCATCAACGCTCCGAATTCGGATGCGGCGGGTCTTGCCCGCATAGAGCGCCGCATGGACGAGCAGGCGCGGAACTTCGGCAAGATGGTCGATGCGCGCACCAAAATATCGAATAGCCGCAAGACGAGGGGATGATGGGGCGTTTGCTGAATTGGCCGAACGGCTTGGGAGTCAGAACGCGCCGGCCGCTTTCTGGCCCGCGATCGGTCGGCGGTACTTCGCCGCAGGATTCCATCGGTGGGCGATCCCAATCCGTAGCTTCTCCCTTTGGCGCGTGGAAATACGAATTCGTTCTGCCGGTCGCAGAGGGCAGGCTTTATCGTCGGATCGAGGGATTGATAACGGCGTTACATGGTGGCGCCAACGCAGTGCGGGTGCCGTGGCCGGCTCCTGATGCGCTGACGCTCAATGAAGCCGGAGCGAAGTACGCTTACGTGCAAGAGCGCGACGGCATGCCGTGGGATAACGTGATGCCGTGGGCAAATCAGCGAAATTGGTCGGCCTCACCGCCAAACGTGCCGGTGGCTGCAAATGCCAGTGTCGGTGCGACGATTATCCGGTTGACAGCAGACTTCTGGGGGTATGACCTCGATATGGGAGACGAGATCGGCTTTTTCCCGCTGCACTTCGGAAAATACATGATTACCGAAGCGCGCGGGAGCGGCGAATACAGGATCTGGCCTCCGCTCAGAAAGGCGATCACCACCGATGATTTCGCAACGCTAAAGCCGGTGCTTGCCATGAAACTCGATGGTGAGCAGGCGGCCGAACTATCGCGAGGAGTGGGCTACGGCGAAGAGACGACGCTGATCCTCTCGGAAGTCTTCGATTACGACGTTCGCGACTACTTCACGGTGTAATCCATGACGGACAGAAATCTTGAGGAAGTCGCCATGATGTCCCGGCGTGAATTGGCGCTCCTGCATGCTGACGAGATGAATGCTGCGCTCAATCCATTTCCCGGTCGCCCAGACGATGAAATCACCGCCGAAGAGAAGGCGGAAATTGCTAACGCGGTTTCGGAACTGCAGCGCCAGCACCTGCGCGAGCTGAGCGCATGGGAACAAGTGAACGGCTAGGTCATGGCGCTATTCTCCGAAGAGGCGAGGGAATTCCTTCGTCGCCCCCACATCGCGCGTGCCTGGTTTGCCGAACTCGGACTGCCGTCCGGCACCTGGCGCCTTCACAACGGCGTCGGACGCAAGGTGGTCGGCGGGCATGAATGGCGCGGTGTTTCCGATCCGGCCGGCCGGCAACTCGTCTCGATGTCGGCCGTCGAGGATCCCAGGTTCGGGCAGGCGGCGAAAGTGGACATTGTCCTTTCCGGCGTCAATGTCGAATTCCTGCGTTCAGTAAAGGACCAGGCGCGGCAAACGGAAGGTGCGCTTGCGGATCTCTATTGGTGCGCATTCGACCAGGAGACGCAGGAGGTCTGGCCATTCGGATTGAAAAAGCTGTTTCCCGGTTTCCTCTCCGCTCCCAAGCGTCAGAGCACGGGTATCGGTGTGCGGACGGTATCGTTCACGGTCGAAACCCTTTGGCAGAGCCAGAACTACCCGTTCGGTGGCCGATGGACTCCGGCTGACCAGGAGCGGCGTTATCCAGGCGACAAGGGGCTCCAGTTCGTCGGCGTGAAGGTTCAGGAGATCATCAAGGCATGAGCGACATTGGCGAACTGCTTCAGGATCATATCGATGCCGTCTCTTCCAAGGATGCACAGTGGGGTGTCGATGATTGCTCACCCTGGGCAGATGAATGGCAAGCCATGTTCACTGGCGAGCGGGTCATACCGGAACCGGACTGGCATAGCTGGGAAGAGGCTGAAGCGAAGATTTCTGCAGCCGGATCCCTGTGCGCGCTCTGGGAAGAGGCTCTTATCGGGGAATTGCTCTGGGAGACCGGTGCGCCTGAATTCGGTGATGTCGGCATCATCAACACTCGAATAGCCGGACAGGTGAGCGGGATATTCCTCGATCACGGCCGCTTCGTCTGGCGGGTGAGACGAGGGGTTTCAATGCTGATGCCACGGGAAATCGTGAAGGTCTGGACGTTCCAGAAATGAAAATCCGCACACTACTGCTTCTTACGAGCGCCACCTATTGGTTGGGCGCCATGCCTGCCCATGCCGGTATAGAAAGCCTGATCATCGGCATTCACGGCTTCTTGCTGTCCAGCACCGCCATTCCGGCGGCGATCACTGGAACGCTCGCTACCGTCATCGGCTATGGTATTGCCGGCGCCGCTGTTCTGGGCTCGGCACTGCTCGGGCAGCAGCGAGGTGGCGCCATCAAGCCATCGGACGCGAAAAGCACTTTCGAGACCGGCGAAAGCTCGGTGATTGAAGGAGTGGGGCGCGTGCGGGTTGGTGGCCTGAAGGCCTTCGGCAATACCGATGGCTCCACGCGAGCCAGGCTGATTTGCCGACTTCAGGGACCAATCGACGCGATCGAGCAGTATTATCTTGGCCAGCGTGAGGTCACGGTAGAGGCAAATGGCGATGTGAGTTCGCCGCCGTGGGCCAGGCCGAACGGATCCTGGGCGAACTGGCAAGACAAGCTCGGCAATGGCGCCGAAACTGCCTGGGCCGGTCTCATGTCCTTATTTCCCGCCATTTGGACCTCTGCGCACCGGGTGCGCGGGATCGCACAATCGCAGCTCCTCTTCTACAATCCGGGCCTGGAAAACAAGAAGTACCTGTCTCTCTATCAAAACGGCGCCCCTGAAACCGAGTGGGTATGCCGCGCGTCACGGGTTTACGACCCCCGCGACCCATCCCAATCGGCAAGTAATCCGGGATCCTGGAGATGGTCAGATAATGCCCCTTTGATTTGCGCTCATGTGCTGCGGCGCGACCCGGCCTTTCCCGCGGAGCGGTTCAACTGGGCGCGGATTGCGGACACAGCGAACAAGGCGGACGTGCTTGTTCCAACCAGGAGCGGTACCGAAAAGCGGTCTCGCCTTTGGGGCGTTTGGGCATGGGAGAGCGAACGCGGCGAGACTATGCAGCAGTTCCTCGATTCAGCCGGGCTTGAAATTCGGCTGGATGAAGAGGGACGGGTCTATTTCGAATTGATCGAAGACAGCGTTACGCCGGAGATCGATTTCGACCCGCTCGATATCTACGACTACACTTGGGTATCTGGCCCTGAGGCGGTAGAGCGGCCGAACATCTGCCGGATCAAGTATTATTCACCGGAACGCAGCTACGAGCTCGCAGAGATCAATTTGGAGGGCATCGCCTGGGCGAGGGTTGACGACGAGGTAGCACGGTATGGCCCCAAGTATTTGGATATCGATCTTCCATTCTGTCCGTCTGCTTCCCAGGCCCAGCGGATAGGCCGAAGGATATTCGATCTGTCGCGGGCCGATCGCGGCACGATGATTACGAATATGGTCGGTCTGGCCGCATGGGGTCTGCTCTATGCCGAGATCGAGGAGCCAGACCTTCACGACCTTATGGAGGTCCGAATGGATACGCCTCGGATCGATGACGATAACGGAACGGTTGAGATACCTTTCATGGTTTGGCCTACGCTGCCGCCATGGAACCCGCAAGCTGATGAAGCTCCCGCGCCTGATGTCATTCCGGAGCTCGGCTTCGAAACGGACATGATCACGCCCGATCCTCCTTATGCAGCAGTGCAAATTACTTATCCCGACGGAGGAAAGGAGTTCCGTATAGGCTTCAATCTTCCAGATCAGGATTACACCGTCGCGGAGGCGTCGTACCGGCCTTACACAAACGGATTGCCGGATGTTTATCAGAGCATGACGGAATTCCCCGGAGAGCCGGAAGAGGTCATCGGCGGCGAAGGGGAGTATTCCGCCGTAGGGGCGTATGTTTCAGCTGACCTCACCGGACGAGTTGTCGACGCTCGAGTGCGCGTCTTCAATGGTGATGACGGCAGCTATTTCTCCACGCCGCTCCATACGACCGTCATCGCCGACGACACGCCTCCGGGTGCTCCAATACTCGTCAGCGGTGGTGCTTCTGGCGATAGCGGAAGCGTATCGCTCAATGTGGTGGTGACAACAAACGACCTTAGGGCCGCATCCATTCAGTTAGAGAGGCGTGTTGGGATCCTGCCTCCCACCTGGGTTGTCGTTTCACGGCAGAACGTGCGACCCAAACTGGAACTTACCTTTCAGGATTCTATCAGCCAATCAGCTGGCGTCGTCATTTGGCGCGTTCAAACGCTCAGCAGCAATGGGTCTGGCGGCCCTTACCTGCAGTTCAGCGCCGAGCCTTCGGGCAACTAAAAAATCTAAAACCAAGGAATGAACCGCATGGTCATGTTCACGAAGCTCGGACAGCTGATTGCTGCGCCGGTGGATGAAAACGGCAATCCGCGCGCGATCTCGCCGCAGGAGTTTCAGGTTTGGATGACAGAGGTCGAGCGCACACTGGTTGCTCTCGGATCTGTTGGTATCGATCCGGAAGATCTGCCGCCATATTGGTTGAGGGCCGTCAACTCTGGTGCCGGAACCCCAAATGCAATCCAGGCCACGACCGCGCTTCCTGTTACTGAAGCAGTTCTGGTTGTGCTGAATATTCTAGACACGAACACAGGCGCTCCCGTCACAGTCAGTTTCAACGGGCAAGCTCCCCTGACAATCAAGACGCGTAGCGGTCAGGATATCATCTCCGGAGGCCTCACGCCTGGATATCTGCTGGGGGCGAAGATGGGCGCCGTGTTCCAGCTATTCTCCGACGAGGCGATCGCCTCGCTGATCTTCATCGCTCGGGATGAGACCCTTGCAGCGCGCGATCGAGCCGAGGTCGCCGCCGATCTAGCGGCCGGGTTTGCATCCGATATCATTAGTCAGGGTAATGTCCCTATTTTTGACAGCCGCGACACGGCGGCCACATATGTGCTGACTGGCCTCCGCGCGATTATTATTAATCGACCGGCGCCGACCGACGCATTGGCGCCGACTCGATATGAGCCGGTTGCGCAGCCCGGAAATGTCGAGCCTTTGCATGAAGCGAAATTTCAAGATGCGGATGGCACGTGGTGGGAAATGGCGGAAAGTGCGCCAGACTTCCGCGCATTCGGAGCTGTGGATGATGGCGCTACGTTCAACGATGCAGCATGGGGGGCCGCGCAATCCTATATCCAGGCAAAGCCGGGCGCCGTCCTGCACGTAAGGAAGACTTTAACCGGCGTTTTCGAGTACGAGTGGAGAGGCGCCTTTGATGGACCGATGGAAGTGGAGGAGGGGGTTACCTTTCGAGGAGCCGCAATTCAACCGTATGTAACGAACAAGGTACTCAATGGGAAGTTGCTGCTTAAGCGGACGGATAATCCTGTTTGGCCGAACGGTTTTGAGATCTATCCTCAGCCTCAGTCTGAGATGCGGAAGTCCTACCTCACTCCTGGGGATCTGGATTTCAGCGAGCCAAAGGCGGTAGATGTCACTCAGACGCTTCTGCAGATGACCGGATGGCCTGCCGTTACTGCATGGAATAACGCTCCATCGACCGGCATTTCGCGTTCTGCCGACCTAGCCGTCTTTAACCTGGAGACGATGACGGCCGCAGGCTTCGTGGGCGTCCACACGAAGGCAGAGGCAGGGTATTCATATTCCGCCAGTCTGCGTCATCTCGGTACGGGTTCGCTCGTCCCGGCCTGCTTTGTGCGGACGGAAACGAGAACTGTTGCCTTCTGGTTCGATGGAAGTACCGCTAACACTTTCAAGATCGCGTTCCTGGATCATTTGGCCGGAACAGCCCAAGAAGCGAATATAGGCGCGATCGCGCCTGACCAACTCGGATATCAGTTCCGCTATTGCCAGCTTGGCATCGATGTGATCAGTCCCTACCACTTCGAGTTGACGCTTAATGGTGTCAAAGCCTCTCCTGTGAGTGATTTCTCCACTCCCGGCCTCAATGGTGAGGCAATCCTCTACGTAGGGTGGGGCTTCTATCGAGGCGGCGGGCTGACGGGGAGTGCATTTGTTTGCTACCCGACAAAGACTGAGTTTTTCAACCCCTCGGTCCCGAAGCCGCTCAGAGTGCTTACCTTCGGGGACAGCATCACGGACCCGAATATACCTGGCTGGCCGATCTATCTCACGGAGCTGCTGCAAGGCTCAAATGGCGTCCAGATCGAGCAACTCAGTAATGTGGCGGTTAGTGGCGACAGCGCCGCTCAGCAATTGGAAGACCTGCAGGCTTTGAACTTGTCAGGCTACACTCTGGCTGTTGGCATGGTCGGGACGAACGACATAAGAGGGCAGACGGAGATCGGCGCGTTTAAGTCGACGATAAATTCAATTGTCGATTTGTTTCGAAATGCGTCGATTCCTCTTGTCCTCGCGACGCCTCCTGTCATGTACGATGAAACGGAGGCAGCTGCGCATGGCGGCGGTGGATTCGAGTTAGGGAACACTGAGCGCGGAGCTCCTTATCGAGACCTTATCCTTCGCGTGGTGGCGGACAGCCGATCAATTCATAAGCAGGCCGTTGGGGTGGTCGATACGCTTCGCGCAATGCCCCCTATTCTCGCGCGTTACATAGACTGGAACGCGGCAGGGAGCCGAGTCGACCCGCTCGTATACGATAACATCCACTTGTCCGCACTTGGTCGGAAGTATCTCGCCAATGCTCTAGCGCGGAAGGCGCTGGCGGTCCTGACCAACAGCAAGCCGACTAAGGCAACATCTCCCACGGTGTCTCTTAGCAGCTCCTGGTTCCGGAACACTTGGACATATTACGGGGGGGATTCTGCTAATTGGTGGATTGATGAACAAGGTGTCAAACACCTTAGCTTCAGTCTTCTGACGACCAGCGGCGATGCCGGTGTGATTGCCGATGGCGTCGTGATTATGCAGCTCCCCATACATCTTCGGCCGGAGAGTAGGGTGCGCGTACCATGCTCAACAGCATCGAATGCGTCGGGAACTCTCGTTTTCAACGTGGATGGGACGGTGCAAGCCTTTGGCATCGTGTCGGGAGCAAAGTACGTCGCAGCGCAAGCCCACTACTTGTGAGTGGGCTTGCAAAGCGATCGTACATCTTGATCCATTTGCGCTTCGGACGAGGTACCGTCTAGGTCACCAGGCGGTTGAGGTACGGAAGTTTTCGCAGCGCGCGGTATAGCGCGTAACCAAAGGCCGCACCGGAGACGAGCATCAGAACGGCTAAGATCCACCATGGAGTGCCGAGGAGGTCAGCCGAGAAGCTGGATAGGAAGTAAAATGGGAACAGATGCCAGAGATATATCGCAAAGCTGGCTTGGCTAACTTCTTCTGCGGCACTGCTTCTCATCCTGATCCGGCGCACCAACTCGAATGTCGTGGCTGACGAAATAAGGCAGAAGATATTGTCATACCACATGAAGCCGTCGCCACTCACTACGGGATTCTCCAGCCATTGAAGTTGCGAGATCACCCAAAGTGATAAGCACGCCACGAGTGCTGCCCCGATTGCGATACCGGGTACATTCTGGAGGAAATTCATTCGGTAGGCGATGTAGCCGTACACGAAGTAGAAGAAGTAGATCCCGGTAAACTCCAGCCCCAAATAGGGGAGATGCGTGGTGATGCCGAAGACGGCCAGTGTGCTCGGAATGAAATTCCAGACAATTGGCACTGCGGCCAAGACCACAAGTAGATCCCTGCGGCTGGTTCTGGTTATCGCCTGGAGTAACGGGGCGATGATGTACAGGCCGAACGCGACGTAAAGATACCAGAGCTGATAGGCGTACCCGGAGCGACCGCGCAATATCTGCGTTAGGTTAGCAGCGGGGCTGTGACCGAGGATATAGACGTTGAAGAAGTCATATGCGAACGGCAGGATGAAAATGAGCGCTACAAACTGCAACAGGCGCTTGCGATAGAAGTCCGAAACCCTATCCAATCGATTCAAGATAAGGGCGCCTGAAACCATCAGGAAGAGGGGAACCCCAAGTCGCCCGATCGCGCGTAGGGTTTGATATATAGGCCAGTCGACTGTTTCTCGTCCGATATGGGATAGATTATTTGCCGTGTCGATACTGTGGATGATCAGCACCGAGATGATTGCCACGGCCCGAAGATTATCGAGCGCCGAATCCCTTTGCATAAATTTCCCCTGCAATGCGTCAGGGGTGCATACGGAGGTGCCGAGGGGAATTCAAGCATCATGCAAGCGGCGGGCGCATCTGATGCGCGATGTCCAGTGCATCTCACTACTTCTGCTTCGGTCTATCCAACCAGTTATAAATAGCGGTATACAGCCGGTCTCTAAGCTCCTCGAAGAGCGTCTTCCTGTCTGGATCGCGCAAGGTGTAGGTCCATCCGTAGTCGGTCCAGCTTCCGGCGGTGTCCACCTTAATGAGGCGGTGCTTTTTCGCATAGCGAACGGCCTCATCGGGGTATTCGCATTCGTCTAAATCGAAAACGAATAGTTCTCCGCCTCGTCTGCGAAGGTCTTCAAGCATTCTCTCAACGGCTGGCGGGTGGCTCATTTGTCTGTCCTCGGAACAGCTGATACCCAACCACTGGGGTGTGAAAAAATCAAGATATACATCTGCTTCGGGATCGAGGCGGCGCTTGGTTCACCCTTCACAGCAGGGCTTCCGGCCGGCGCACCCCAAGACTGTGCACCGGCCAGCGGCTGGCTGCTGAAGTAAGCGCCTTGCCGCAACCCTTATGTGGTCGTTTGAAGATGCTCGATCAAGGCAAGCACAGGACCGGCAAGTATGGACTCCTGCCGGCCTGCGGTCGCAGTGGAGGTCAATGGCAGCTTAGCCGCGACTTGCCCGAACATTTCGGCACAGGTTCTGTTCCCGACTTGCTCTCGGGTGAGAGGCCCGCGCGAGGCTGATTGGGAACGCGCGGACCTCTCTCCACCGCGAGCAGGTGTGGGATTGCCGCGGCAACCAAATTCTAGTGCCAACAAGGGTGCCAGACAAATTGGTCATTTGACGTAGCTGAACATGAAAGAGGCCTGGCGGGTTCCACTCCACCAGGCCTCTGTGCTGCGACCTTAATGCTTCGGGGGCGGGGGCTCGCAGCGGCGCACCATAGGAGTGAAGTGTGGTGCGATGGCGTCCAAACATCGCTCCCCTGAAACGGTTCCCTTCAACATCGGAGAAAAACATCATGACACGACGCATCAACGCGGCGGGGCTTTCGCACGTCAAGCAGTGGGAAGGCCTCAAGACCCGCGCCTATCGAGACGTGGCCGGCATTCTGACGATCGGCTACGGCCATACCTCCGCCGCCGGCGCTCCGGTGGTCAGGGAAGGCATGAAGATCACGGAGGCGGAAGCCGAGGAAATCCTAAGCCGCGATCTCCGGAAATTTGAGGAGCGCGTCGAGCGCTTCGTGAAGGTGCCGCTGACCGACAATCAGTTTGCGGTGCTCGTCTCCTTCGATTTCAACACCGGCAAGCTCGACAAGTCCACGCTGCTCAAGAAGCTCAACAAGGGCGACTATGACGCCGTTCCAGTCGAGCTGATGAAGTGGGTTCATGCCGGCGGGAAGAAGGTGAAGGGGCTCGTCAATCGCCGTGCCGCGGAAGCCGGTCTCTGGGCCAAGGGCGAGTTCGTCTCGAGCAATACCGTCGAGGCGAAGACGAAGGCTCCCGCGACGGATGTCGCTGTGGTCGGCGGCACTGGCGCGGCAGGCGCCGGCGCAACGATCGGTCCTGTCATCCCCGAGATTGTGGATGTCGTCAATGGTCAGCAGCAGGAGCTTTCGAGCGGCGACTGGACGCGCATCGCCATCGCCGCCGTGATCGTGGGGCTGACCCTCTACGGCATCTATCGGAAGGTGAGGGCGTGATGTCCCTCTTCGACTGGATGAAGCTCGGCGTCGGCGGTTTCGTCGGCGCCGCCCTCATGGCCGCGCCTGCCTATTTCTACGGGCGGCAGGAAGCGACCGAGGCCGCCAAGATCGAAGCGGCAAAGAACGCCCTCAATCGCATCGAGGACCTGGAGAAGAACAATGCGAATTTTCGCAAGCTTTCGGATCGCGATCGTTGTCTTGTCTTCATGCGTGACAGCGGCTTGCCAGAGCGGGAGTGCGACTGACGGCTCCGGCTACCAGATCGTGCGCTTTTCCGACGCTCAGGCGGCGCGGCTCGCATCGCAGGATGCCACGGCCGGCCCGGCGATTGCTTCCAACAATGATCAGTGCCGGCGCGATGCCGGATGCAGGAAGTGACGCGTCCGTCAGTGGACCGTTTTTCCGTGCACAACGACCACTGATTTCATCACCCCTACGAAATCGGGCTCCTGCTCTTCATCGTTCACCGGATTGCAGCTTGGGCAGGGCATGCCGGCCGCTCCACAGTGGCATGCCTTCGGGCCTGCCCAAGGCTTGTTCGGATGAGCTTCGCATACCCATCCGATGTCTTTGCATCGCTCGCATCGCATATCGGCACCATTCCCTCTCTCGGGCTACTTTACCACAGTCCGGGAGCACATGAACTCCATACCTAAACATGCATCAGACGAGGGCCGGGGAATTGACGAGCAAGGATATGGACATGGTCACGGTACCAACTCCCACCTGGAAGTTCGAATGGAACCTGAACACTCTGGTGAGCCTGATTGGCTTCATTGGGATTTTCTTCGCCTGGGGCGCCACCTGGAACCAGGTGCAATCCGAGATGCGGGCGAATTCTGCGGCGATCGAGCGGCTCGACAAGAGGCTCACCGCGGCGGAGGTCGCTCTTCGCACCCTCGACACTCAGGAAATCCGGATTGCAGGCGTCGAGAAGCAGGCGAGCGAGGCTGCCGTATCGATGCGATCGCTGGAAAGCACGCTCAACACCCTCGGCTCCGATATCCGGGTGGTGCGGGAAATCCTGCAGAGGATCGAAGGTGATCGGCCTCCGCCTACCTCGATCCGGTAGCCCGAGCGTTTCTCTTGATCTCATCCCACTGCGGATAGTGCTCGTAGCACCACCATGTGACCGGTTCTGCCCTGGTCCGTGCAAAACCGAACTCTCCGAACTGCCCACATCCTTCAATGCAGCAATAGTGGTTTACGTGGATCGATGATTCCGGTTGGCTCGTGCGTCCTTCGTCGGCCAAGCTGCTGGTCTCCTGCGTTTAGTATTCGGTTTCCTGGGCGTTCCACCAACAGATTTCTATGGCGTCGGCTTCTTCCGGCGGCTCATCCCAATCGGCGGGAAAGCATTCCCACCACAAGGCAAGAGCGGCCTCGCGAAAGGCCGTGTAGCGGGGAATGACTTTCCCGTCCGCGTACCATTCGCCATCCTCGCGCTGCTCCACCTTCTTGCGGCCGATCAACGCCGCCATCTCTACATCGACTTCGCGGTCCGGCCGCTTTATGGTCGAGAGCCGTTCCATGAGGCGACGATAGCGGATTTTTGTTTCTCTGGTTTGTCGTTCCGCAGTCTCGATGTCGATCTGCATCGCGCTTCTCCTTGTGGACGGCTACAGCAGCAAGCCTTGCGGCTCCGGCGCCTCTTCCTCGCGTTTCGGCAACAGCACCAGTTCATCATCGGGCAGGGGCCTTTGCAGCTTTCCCGCCTCTTCCCAGGGCGCTGACAGCCAGGTCTCGATTTCATCCTCGTTCCGCAGGATGACCGGCATTGCCTTCTGGTGAATAGGACCGACGACACCATTCGGATCGGTCGTCAGGAAGCCGAACAGATCGCACGTGATCAGCCCTTCCTTGACCTTGCGGACGCATTCCCAATCCTTCACCCATATCCCGGCGAAGAACATCAGGGGCTCGCTCTCGTCGCCGGCAAACCATGCGTTCGGAATGCGGCCACCGCCGGCACTGGCTGGATCGGGTTCGGCAAAGCGGGTGAACGGAACGACGCAGCGGTTTGCCTCTCCGAGCCACCGGCGCCAGTGCTTGCTATCTACGCGCCGGATGTTCGTGGTTCCGCGGTCGGGCTCCATCTTCAACAGCTCGTTGAAATCCACGTCCTTGCCCTTGGCCCGCATCTTGTCGGCCCTTTTGCTCGCCGCGTCCATGAGCGCCTTTTGCGAGCTTGGCATTCCCCATCTCACCCATGCCGCCTCGCGTTCCCCGCCATTGTTCCTGACGATCGGCGCCATCTGATCCGGATAGACGTCCAAGGACGGCTGCAGGTTGCCCAGGCGGTCGAAGGACTTGGTTAGCCTCCGGATGGCTTCCTGGTTGGTCGAGACGTTGTAGAGATTGCACATTCCGCTCTTCTCCCCTTAAAGCTTCCTGTCGCGCCAGATCGGCTTTTTCACCATCCTGATTTCCACGAGCTCGCGGATCTGCATGCCGACGATCTCGCTACCCATCACGCTCTTGAACTCCACCTCCATGTAGTCCTTGCGTTTGCACTTCTCGCATCGGAACCGGTGCTGGAGCTTCAAGACATGAACATCGCCCACGAGCTTCAGAATGTCCAACGGGCGGTACGTCCTCGTGATCTTGCACCAGCGGCAGGTGATCTTCACATACTGGCCCAGCATATGCGCGTCGGTCAGCCTGGGTATCTGGGCTTCCCGTGCGGGATGGGCAAAGCCCTTGTATTCGACGCTAGGCATATCGTTTGCTGTTCATTTCTTCATAGAGCTGCTCGACGCGGCACATGGCGTCTAGCCGCGAACCCTCCCAACCGCTGCCTTTCCCTGGGCGCTTCCGTCGATGCCCTTCGACGCCGTACAGTATCCAGAACCAGATATCCTTGCTGGTGGATACCGTCTCAAGCTGGAAGACCCTGCCTATCGGCTGAGTGCCGTCGAGGCCGATGAAATCCTCCGGCTCTTCTTCCGCCCAGCTATGTTGCCAGCGGTATCGAGGCTTCGACCCTGTTGGGATTTTCTGCCAGCCCATCCAGCCATTGTTGTCGCCAACCCGAATTGCGGCGTTCCTCACACGCTCTGCCCGGCGCTCTTCCTCTTCTGCACGTCGGCGGGCAGCTTCCTCTCTTTCCCTTCGCTCGCTCTCCCTTCTCTCCAGAATAGCCGCCTCGGCACTGCGGACCTGGTCGGTATAGGCGCCGCACGGCGGCTGGTCTCCATAGGCGCGTCGATGCTTGCAGTCCTTTGTTGCGTTCACGACGAGGACTTCAAGCAGCACATCAGGCGAGCAGGTCTTGAGAAGGTCGGCCTTCGGCAGTTCCTGCCGAAAGTCGCATTGCGTGCAGGCGATCTCGATTATCTCCTCCGGCACGTCTCTCAGCGAAACCAATTTTCTAGGCCTCTCGGCTTCGGACACGACTTCTCCTTCGCGCTTTTCGCGCGTTCTTCTTTTGTAACTTTTCATAGGGAGCGCCGCCGCATTGCGGCTCCGATGTTCTGATTATGTTCTCATCTGATACGACGAGTCAATGATGAATGTTATTAAGAGAACGCTGATGGACTATTGATCGCGGATGAAGACGCCGGCTTCCGCGGCGGCTTTGAGGAATGCGGTCCGGGCATCCTCTGCCGGCCGCTCCCCTTGCATTACGGCAAGGCACACGCGCTGCGCCTCCCAAAATTCCTCCCCATCATCAACGGGCCAGCGCTTCAGCAGAGCCCGAGCGGCTTCCTCCGCGCTGGTGATAGTGCGAAACCCGCCGCGATCGTCCTCTTCGAATGTGACGGGCGTATCCCACCGGCCTGGGTCCATCGCCGCGCTCCCTAATCAAGCTTCCGTTTCAGCGCATGCAGCAGCGCCTCCAGCTCTGCGTTCGAGCCGGCGGCGAGCATGAGGTTGTCGGCGACCTCAATGATGGCGGTGATGACCTCCGTCTCCTCCCATCCAGCCTTCACCGCATCCTCGATGAGATCCTGCAGCGGTAGCTCGACCGCCATCTGGCAGAACAGGTGCCGGTTCTCGTCTCCCATCGGGAGTGTCGGGGAAGGGATGTCGCTCAT